ACCGCACAGCGTTTGAGTTTGAACGTGTAGAAACAGATTCGTTCGGTCATGTACATTGGCCTAAAGGACACCCGGCAGAAGGACAGCCCATTGAATTGCGTGATTATCAAATTGAAGTTGTTAATAACTTTCTAGAGAATCCACAGAGCTTGCAGGAGATTGCTACAGGTGCCGGTAAGACACTGATGACAGCAGCTCTTAGTCAGCGTGTTGAACAGTACGGACGATCGATTGTTATTGTGCCCAACAAAAGTTTGGTAACGCAAACTGAAAAGGATTACATCAATATGCAACTAGATGTTGGTGTATTCTATGGTGATAGAAAAGAGTTTGGCAAGACACATACTATTTGTACGTGGCAAAGTCTAAACTCATTGTTAAAAGCAACACGCAACCAACAAGCACCTATCTCTATTGGCGAGTTTTTAGAGGATGTTGTATGTGTTATTGTAGATGAAGTGCATCAGGCAAAAGCAGATGCACTAAAGACACTGCTCACAGGACCAATGGCCGCTATTCCATTGCGCTGGGGTCTAACAGGAACTATTCCCAAAGAGGAATTTGAATTCCAAGCACTTCACGTAAGTATTGGTCCAGTTATTCATAGAATTGCTGCTGCTGAACTACAAGACCGAGGTGTACTTGCTAACTGTCATGTTAACATTGTACAGTTACAGGATCATGCAGAACACCCCAATTACCAAGCAGAATTAAAGTATCTGTTAAGTGATCAGGATAGATTAAATGTTATTGCGCAGATGGTAGAAGGTATTAACGAATCAGGCAACACACTTGTGTTAGTAGATCGTGTCAGTGCCGGTACAGATTTAGTAGAACGTCTCGGCGATCGTGCTGTGTTTGTAAGCGGCGCAACCAAAGCAAAAGATAGACAGGAACATTATGATGAAATTGCAGAATCAGACAAAAAAATTATTGTGGCTACATACGGGGTTGCTGCTGTTGGAATTAACATTCCTCGCATTTTTAACTTGGTTCTTGTTGAACCCGGTAAGAGCTTTGTTCGCGTAATCCAAAGCATTGGTCGCGGTATCCGCAAAGCACAAGATAAAGATCACGTACAGATCTGGGACATTACTTCGACCTGTAAGTTTGCCAAACGACACCTAAACAAACGCAAGGCTTTTTATCGAGAAGCCCAATATCCTTATACACAAGAAAAATATGAGTGGAAGTAAATATCAGCACATACTTGCTAGTGGATGTAGCTTTACACAAGATGGTGTTGGTGGTATCCCACCAACAAAACAGTCTCCTGACGGAGGCAATAGTTACACATACAATCCGGATCTAATTGTTGGAACATGGGCTGGTTATGTAGCTAAACAATTAAATGCGTCAAGTTTTTTTAATTTAGCAACATCTGCTAGAGGAAATTACCATACTTACTCAACATTGTTATACACATTGATGTCAGATAGATATCTTTATAATAAGGAAAATACGTTATTATTGTTTAATATCACAGATATAGGAAGGTTGGATATACCAGTACCCTATAATAGTTTAGACTCTTCTAATTGGTCTTTTTGGGATGTTGATCAAATACCATTTAGATTTCATAAAGATCCGGTACAATGTTATAAAATTATACAGCAGGAACAGGTTGAAATTATGTCCGTTCTTGCTATTAGATCACTAATTGACTTTTTAGAAAATAACAAATTTGAATATCGTTTTGTATTAATGAAAAACTATCTTAAAGATGTTCGTATTAGTTCTATTATTTGCGATAATCCCAATTTGGTTTTGACCCCTGACATTGGAATGATGGAATATGTTGTAAAAAATAACCTTACTGTGTCTAAAACAGACCATCATCCAAATACAAAAGGGCACGAAGAGATTGGAAAAATAGTTTTAACATCGTTGGATGCATAATCAATGGGTAAGTTATATCAAAACGTAGACCGTTATATCGATTCGTTTAATTCCAATGAGCTCATTGTTGAAATTGGCAGCGATCGTTGGGAAGGATCTAGTGCATACTTTGCACAACTGGCAAAAGATAACAATACTAAACTTTACACCTGCGACCTAGACGCAGAATGCGAAAATAGGTTACGCAGACATATTCCTAGAGAGTTGCACAATTATTACACGTTTTATAACGAAGATGGCACACAGTTTGCAGAACGGGTAAATGACTGGTGCACACATAGCTCTATTAAGGTATTGTATCTTGACAATTATGATTGGGATTGGGATGTAAACGAAGACAGTTCGATGATAGCACAACAACGTACTTGGTATGCATTAAAAGGGATTGAAATGAATAACCTTGATTGTCAAGTACAACATCTACATCAGATGCTGTATCTTATGCCGTATATGAGCGATCGTGCAGTAGTATGTGTAGACGACACGTATGAATACAATGGAGTGTTCGTTGGCAAAGGTGGTGCAGTGGTGCCTTACTTGTTGGCGATTGGTTACACTATTTTAGAAAAACAAGATAATGGTGTAATATTAGGTTGCGATAACACATAAACTATAATATAATACCATTATGAGAATACATACCTTAGAAAACACCGCATATAATTTAGATACACTACCAGAAGAAATTGATGATATGCGATTTGCTATCTTAGACAATAGCGATCCTAATAATCCTGATTACTTTTATATTCCACTTATCTTTTTGGAATCGTTTACAAGCCCAGCACTTGTACTAAAGATTGGCAACAAACAAATTAAAATGCCACTAGATTGGCAGGTATTAATTGGCGAAGAGGATTTAGGTGATTTAGAATCACTACCGCTTACTAGCCTAAACGATCGAGACTTTAAGGTATATCAATACAACAGCCTTAAAAGTTATGCACCAACATTCTTGCCTATAGAAATTGTGGATGTATACAACGAAGTATCTTGGTATGCCCCTAAATTAAAGAACGGACAATTTTTAGCAGTGCCATTATCAGATGGCGAAAATCCCGAATGCGTTTATTTTATCAAAGACGTTTCACGCAACTGCGAAGTGGTAGATTATAATAAAGCGTGGGGGTAACATGAGTGACGACGACACAACTTATATTGACTTGACAGATCCAGATACCGGCGATACACTAACAGTTAGCGTGCCGTACAATTACGACGATTATGATACATCTGTTACTTGGGGGACTGCAACCACTGGTTCTGGAACATACACTATATCAACTACTGGCACCGGTGGAAATTGGTGGGACGACACGAACATAAACAATGGAACCAGTAACTATGGAAAAATATCTATTCACGGTGACAAAGGCACATGGGATCTAGAAGATCGACTCAAAACAATTGAGCGTGCTCTAAATATTCCAGAACGTGACTATGACATGGAAGCCAAGCACCCAGAACTTGCAGAGCTTTTTGAAAAGCATCTGCGCAAGGTCGAGCGAGTACTTAAAAAGTTGCCCAGTGTTTCTGAATATGAACGTGAAGTAGAAAAACGACGCATGTGGGATGTACTAAAAGGACCAGACAGGAACGTTGATGGCGGATTATAAGCTAGATATATTTAAAATGCTTGAGGCTGTGGATTGTAAAGATTATGATTTTTACGATCGTATTACTGATGAAGAACGCAAGGGATTTAGTCCTTTTACGGCGATCAAGTGGACATCTGTAGTCGAGGGCGATCAAAACCTACAACACTGGTATCTAGCTGCAACAAATCATTACTGTAACAAACACTGGTTTGACCTGGGTTCAGAACATCGAAAGTTACAATGGCTAGAATTATGTGCTGTAAGTCCAGGCATAGGCAAACAACGACACGGTTACCTAAAACAAAAATCAAAAGAAAAGAAATCTGAACATAAAAAACAGTTAATGGAACTGTTTCCTACAATGAAAGAAGAAGATGTGGAAGTGTTATCCTCGCTTGTCACTAAAAGAGAAGTAGATGAGTATATTAAACAGCACGGAAACTGACGCATACACGTGCAAATACTGCGAACGCGAGTTTAAACGTGAAAGCAGTCTTGCAGTACATGTCTGCGAACAAAAAAAGAGACATCAAGAACGAGATGAACGCGGTGTACAAATTGGGTATCAAGCATATCTTAAATTCTACGAATATACACAAGGATCAGCAAAACTAAAAACATTTGATGACTTTGCTGCGAGTCCATATTACCGAGCATTTGTTAAGTTTGGTCGTTATTGCGTGAGTATTAAAGCAATCAGTGTTTCGTTGTTTATTGAATACGTGATTAAAAACAATAAGAAACTGGATCATTGGGCTCGAGATAGTGTATATCAAGAGTATCTAATGCATACATTAGTCACGGAGCCAGCAGATCGTGCGTTA